CGGGCGCCCCACCACCCCCCCCCCCCCCTCTCCAGCCGACTTCCTTCACCAGCTTCGCACAGGCAGCCGATTCGATAGCGAAGGCACAGACGAAGAATATATGGTGCGCTTTGCTCACCGCTTACAGGAACTCGAGGGCTACCTTGTTTCCACAGACAGCCCCGATGCCTTCCTTGCCGACCTAATTAACAACGGCTTCGTGACCGTTGAAAAATAAAACACGATGCTCGTTTCTTTGTAGCCGTAGCAGTTCCCGAACTGTTACGGCTTTTTTATGTCGAATATTGAGAAAAAATAAACTTTCTATCAATAGTTATCAATTTCGTTAAGTCACGAAAATGTTTTAAATGTTAAATCTTCATTCTTACTACGATTTTTTATAGTAAATATTTGCATACTACAAATATTTGTAGTACCTTTGTATTGTCAAAAAAACAATGAGAATATGAAACAGAAAAAAGAAATGATGGAGGTCACACCCGAAGAACGGGAACTCCTCGAAAGGATGAGAAACTATAATAAATCTTATCCAAATGGTTATCCACAACTCCTATGGGATTTACAGGAGTTCTTCGATAAAATGGTCCGACAGCCATACGAATAAAACAAAAGACCTCTCCCTTACGGGGGAGAGGCACAATAAAGTAAAACTATAAACACAGCAACAATGGAAACAGTTATGACAACCCCAGTAGTAGTTACTGATATGAAAAGAAAAGTACAAGACATCTTAATGTCAGTTTCATGGCGTGATTTTGCTAACACCTACTTTCAGAAATCTTCCTCTTGGTTTTACCACAAAATGGATGGCATTGACGGCAACGGAGGTGCAGGCGGTTTCAACCAACAGGAGACCGAGCAGATGCGAGGCGCACTTATCGACCTATCCAATCGCATCCGTCGTGCAGCAGAAAATATTTAGGCGAGGTTCTCATTGACCTTAAGACAAAAGTCACTCATCGCCTATGGGTGCATATTAGCCTCTCGCAATGCGAGGGGCTTTTTCTTTTCGTTTTTGTTGCGTTGTTATTCGATTTTTGTATCTTTGCAACGAATATTAACTAAAAACTATTTTATGAAAAAAAAGAATTCATCTTTCAAAACCTGCGTTAAAGGGACCTTGATGATACTATCATTGGGATTTTTCCTTATCTTTGTAGTAAAAACATGTGATGGTGATACTGACTCTGTAGATTCATCCTCGATTGAACACGTAAAACTTCAAGACCCTATGGAAACAAAGGCGGTAGCTATGGCGAGGCAAATCGTAATAGTCAATTTACACACATCTTCCGATGTTGATTTCTCTGAGGAAGAAGCCTTTTCTATCGGAGATAATGCATACGATGTTTTAGGGCATTATACTCTTAACGGAGAAGAACATAAGTACGACCTGCGTCTACATTATAAAGGTGGCGAGTGGACCGCTATCTCTAATTGGGAGTGGAGTCGATTGCAATTGATGCGTGTTGGAGCTACAGACTTAGATGAAGACCTGCACGGAACATGGACTGATGATGTCAGCTTTTAATTTTTGCGTGACGCAAAAAATATTTGCGTTTTTATTTGGCGGTTACAAAAATACTATTTACCTTTGTAACCGTCAAAACAATGCGAGGAGACTCGCTAATAAGGGTGAGAAGAAATTTCAAGCCCCGAACTTATTAAACTTCGTTGGGCTTATTTTTATGCCCATATTGCAGCCTTACTGCAACGAAGATATGGCGGATGCCTTCCAGTGAATTTACCCTTGTGGCGAAATCGCATTGTTTTGACGAACAGGAAGAGCATCCGCTTTTTCTGTATCCGTACCTGACGGATTCAGGTAACAGTCAAAACAATGCGTATTATGCAACAAGTAATCGAATTCGAGAGCTCTGCAAAGCAACAGCCTATCGACGTACGTGCTACGATACAGCGCAAAATCAAGTCTCTTAATCTTTGGCTCGACGCTAAAAGCGAGTTCTACAGCCGTATCTGCGAGTTCTCAGTTACCCGTCGTTTAGTAATTCGAGTTAACCTTGTATCTTTGTGCGTGATAGTAGCAGCTGTCGCCATCGAGCAGCAGCCTATTACATCAGTGGTCTCAACTATTTGTGCAGGCTACTTAGTATACCGTATAAATAAACAAGAAAAGAAAGGAGGCAAAAAATGAAAGACTTAACCCCAGCTGAAATGGAAATACAAATGGCTTTTCCCGATATGATGAAAATGACCGTAGAATTTGAAGTTGTATTTTCAAAGAAAGAAGTGGAAGAAAAGGGCAGAGAAATTGCTACCAGTTTACAAACCTATTTATTGCGGTATGAGCATCGTGCAAGATCAGCAACGTTTTACTTTAGCGAAGAAGCAAAAAATATTGTCATAAATATGAAAGAAGGGCAAAAGGTAGAATTAGTGCAAAGAAATGTTGCAGGAAATATAATTCCAGGTCTTTGCAAAACAGGAACACTGGATGGCTTAAACGAAGTCGTATATGTAGGGTATATAAGTGGCGATGCGTGTGTAAAAGTAAACTTTAATGGTAGTATAGATATGTATGCTATCTACTGTCTTAATTTTGGTAACCAACGCTCTTTAAATAAACAAGAAAAGAAAGGAGGCAAGGCATGATATTCTTTGATTATTATTTCAAGGCATCTTCTACCCCGAAGTACCTTGAGCCTGTTGTCATGTGTATGGAGCGACGTTACCAAGCCCTTATGGCAGATGAACCGACACTAAAGAAGTTTGTTGCAGAACTTAAATCAGAACTGAATTCTATTCCAAAGGCGAAGGGAAGATATAAACTCGAAGTTGATAAAGGCTATATCTATATCATTACTGTTCACGAATTCTCAGAAGCCGTTATACGTCTTCAATATAAAGAAGTGCTTTCTTTGGAAGGTTTCAGCGAGAACCTCTGTAAGAACCTTAATGAAGTGGCAGAGAAAGGAGGTGAGAAATGATATTCTTTGATTATTGTCTTATAGATTTTTCAATCCCAAAAGAGCTTGCACCGCTTGCTGACTGTATGAAGAAACACCAAGGAGTTCTTGTAGCGGACAAAAAAGCATTCAACAAGGTTGTTGAAGAACTGGAGGAAAAATTTTGTGCTATACCAAAGGCTGAAGAAAGATTCCTTTTCAAAGTTAGCGAAGGTCCTCTCGGAGTTATTTCTGTTCATAGAAACAACATTATGAGGAGGTGTATATTGCGCATCTATTTCACACCAGTACGTGGTATGTTTGGTTTCGATTCTTCTCAGAGTGCTATTCAGTCAGTACCAGACGATGGCGACGAATATTATTCTTTGCCTGAAGATATAAAAAATAGTGTTCAGAAAGGGGGTGCAAAATGAAAATCATAACCGACCCTGCTGTTTATGACTACCATGCTGAAAAAGGCTTGTTCATACCGTTGGACGACTTCTGTTCAACACCAGGTTTGATAAAGTCATTAAGAGATAATGTTAAGCGTCAACTCACTAAGGCGATATCTTATCTCGAATATTATAGAGGTGTTCATGAGGCAGGCGAAGCATCTTCTCGTCAACAAACAGCTATGGATAGATGGGAAGAGCGAGTGAATAATCTTAAGAGCTCTTATAAAACTCTGTCAGAAGTAAAGAAAATAATTGATTTAAAATGAAATACAAAATGAAAGCGTCTATCGTTAATCTCGACGAACAAACAACTGAGACCCTTCGAGCAATGCTCGACCCTGGTTATATCTCTGAGCGCACAGAACGCTTAGAAGCCATCGAGGGTTTTCTTATTGATCAATGGAGGGATGCTGGCAATATAAAGTCTGACACCGTTCTCACATTCCTCGACACCCTACGCTCACTGCGTAGGGATCTCAACGCATTCCTCACCTCGGCTGAGCCTCACGGAGAAGCCGATAATCAAAAACAATAAAACCTTAAGACAATGACAACAAAGAAAGAAAACGACGAGCAGCCTATAACTGATATCAGTATCTACGTGGCAGCTTTGTCTTCAACTTACCGTCCAGCTTCGACACCAGCTGAGACTACGCACTTTTTCTCTACCCCAGAGGTAGTAGATGCTATTCGCAATTTAGACCCTTCTGCTAAGGTGTGTGCAGAGCAAATAACCACAGCTCTTCTCGATGCAGGATATAAGTTCTGCAATCGTCCTGGTGCGCAAGGTTTAGAATTCAAATGGATGTTCCGTGAAATATAATGTTTGTTCTATTAAATTCGTAGAGGGCAGTGCGTTGTGAAGCGTGCTGTTCCTCGTCCTTTAATCTCTTTTATAAATCAACTATCTTTGCTTTATGATTACAGAAAGCCTTATACGAAAGAAATTCGTTCATAACACAATGACAGATGCAGTCAATCGTCTCTATGCAGCATGGAGACCAGCCGTTTCAGTCTTTCAGGTACGTTCAGGCGAACTTCAACGCTTTGCTCAAAGCGGAGCTTCTTCAAAGCAAATCTCTGATGGTTCGTATGAATTACGTTTGTTTATACCTTTACACCTTCGTTTTCTTGATATTCAATATCGAAAACCTAAAGGGAAAAGAGCACAAGGACAGTCTAATCTTTATAATAAACTTGTCTGGCCTATCCTTTATAAGCACATATTCCCAGAACTACGCTATGGGCTTACCGACGAGGTTCGCAACTCTCTACATAATCAATTGTCCCATGCAATAGAAAGTAAATAATCAGACTATCACTTGTGCGTTTCAAGGATATTGCCTATCTTTGTCGCAGGAGCTAAAAACAAAAACTATGTGGATATTTCTCGAAATAATCATAACGCTAATAACAATGCCCTTCTTTATAAAGGCTGACGATTGGTGCTGGAGAGCTTGCCTTATTTACATTGGTTGCTGCATACTCTTTACACCCCTCGTAGGAATCCCCGTTTTTCTCTTTGCTTTCAGCAGATAGACAAACTGTTTTGTCCTTTCCTGCTTTATTGTCTGTTATTACCTTTGTTTACAAAAGGTAATAACAGACAATTTTATTTATGGCAAAACATTTATCTGAAGACGAAGTGACACTCGTTGTAAATGCTAAGGCAGACAAGGCACAGCAGAATATTCGTAAGTTCTCTAAGGAAATTGATAACCTTGGAGAGCGCAATAAGTCACTCCAACGTCAAATGGAATCTCTCGAACTTGCAGGGAAAAAGAATACTGATTCGTGGAAACAACGACGTGAGGAGTATGGCAGGAATGCTACGCAGATTCGAAACCTTAAACAGCAAATCGCTGCTGAGACGAAAGCACTTGACCTTAATGCTCTCACTATGGCACAACTACGTCAACAAGCACGTAGTCTTCAACGACAGCTTGACAATACGTCTAAAACTATTAATCCAGAAGATTGGAAAAAGCTCTCCAGCCGACTCTCTGATGTTAGGGATCGTATGGGCGAGCTTTCCAATGCCTCAAAAAGTCTTGTTGAAAAATACGCCAACCCACAAGCCATGTCTTTCTTCCGTGGTGAATTATTTGTCCGTTTTGGAGAACTGGTAGGAAAGGCTCTCCAAAAGGTAAAAGAATTTGCTGCTGAAGGTATCGGTATGGCTGAGTCTGCTGATGGTGTTATTCACGCCTTCCGCAGACTTGACCAACCAGGATTGCTTGACAATCTTCGAAAAGCTACGAAGGGAACTGTCAGTGACATAGAACTTATGAAAGCTGCCGTGAAAGCTAAAGACTTTCACATCCCTCTCGAAGACCTTGGTAAATACCTGTCTTTCGCACAGCTTAAAGCGCAACAGACGGGACAGTCTCTCGATTATATGGTTGACTCTATCGTAACAGGTCTTGGTCGTAAATCTCCTATGATTCTTGATAACCTCGGACTCTCGGCTGCTGAAATTTCTGAAAAGACAAAAGAGACTGGAGACTTTATGAAAGGAGTTGCCTCCATCGTCGAGAAGAATCTTGCATCAGCAGGAGAAACTTACATCTCTGCTGCTGATCGCGCTGCTCAAAAAACTACTGAACTTCAAAACAAACAGTTACAATTAGGAGAAGCCTTACTCCCTCTTAAGGAGAAAGCCGTAGATACATTTGGCTCGATGAAGATTAGTATCATGGAGTGCATTGTCTGGCTTATGAATCATCGTAAAGCATCAGCTGCACTTGGCTTAGCTATTACAAGCCTCACTATCAGTATGACGGTTCTTAATACTGCTTTCAGGACTTGGATAGCACAAACAGCAGTTGCAAAGGTTGCTATAGCAGGATGGACGTCTGCCGTAACAACCCTTAAAGGTGTTTATTTACTTGTAGCAGCTGCTATTAATGTCATGCGAGGTAATACTATCCGTGCTACAGCTCAGATGCGCCTTTTCAATCTAAGTTGTAAAGCAAATGTTATCCTTCTTCTTGTTACTGCAATAGTTGCAGCAGGAGTTGCTCTCTACTCATACATGCGTAGCGTGGATAAGGTGAAAGTAGCTATGGTAAATTTCAATTTAGAACATGCACGCACCGCAGCTGCAATAAAGAAACAGAATAAAGAGATTCAGAAATCTGTCAATGATTCTACAGCAGAAGAAATTACAAAGATAAAGTTACTGCAAAAAACAATACATGATACCTCTAAGTCATATAATCAGCGAAAAAAGGCCATTCAAGATATGCAGGCTATTGTTCCTGGTTACCATGCTACGATATCAAGAGAAGGTAGGCTTTTTAACGAAAATACTAAAGCTATAGATATCTATATCCAAAATCTCCGTCGTGCTGCTCGTGCAGAAGCTGCCTATGAGAAGATGAAAGATAATGAGAAAAAGATTCTTGATGCCCAAGACACCGTTTCAGACTCAAGCCAAAAGGGGCGTAATGTTAGCAATGCCGCACAACGTAGAGGTCTAAACACAACAGCTGGAGAACGTGTGCAGAAGAGGACGCAAGTGTTTGAAGGTGCTACTCCTGGCTCTGCTATGACTAATGAATATTATGTAGTTGTCGACAAAAACGGAAAGGTCCTCCGAGAGATAAGTAAAGATAAAGCTATCCCTATTATGAAAGACCAAGAATGGGGCGATATGTTCGGAGCGAGAAAGAAAGTGGCTCAAGATAAAGTGCAGCAGTATACTGCTCAAAACGACCGCCTACAAAAAGTTATTGAGCAGAATGGAGGCATCAATCAAAAGTTTAAATCAGGTGGAAAACCTCAAGGCGGTTCCCCTATTGGTTCTGTTGGTGCAGAATTAGATACTATTTCTGCAAAGATTGAAGCCTTGAAAGCAAAACGATTAACTATAAAAGTAGGTGACACGAAAGAGCTAAAAGCTATTGATGCGCAGATTGCCAATCTTGAAGCAAGGAAGGAGCAACTGGAATACAGTAAACCAACAAAGAAGAAGAAAAAAGTAAAAAAAGGTAAAGATCCTGATGAGATAACGAAGAAAAACTTCTCGTCTGCAAGAAGGAATGAGGTGGACAATGCAAATACAGCTTATCAAAAAGATTTAAATAACCTCAATATGATGCTTACTCAGAAGAAGATTTCGCAGGAACAGTATGATATTACGGTTTCTGCTTTAAAAACGCAGCATGCTTCAAATCTGCTTCTGATTGAAAAGAACTACTACGATAAATCACAAAGCCTTGGTTTCAAGGATGCTGCTAAAAAGAAAGAACTTGTTAGCTCACAAGAGAAGAATGTTACGCAAGCTGAACAGGGATTAGCCGAGAGCCGTATCGCTGCAGAAGAGAAGTATCAGGAATTAATGAATAAGATAGCCGAGCAAGGGGCAGTGAAGCAAACGCAGACTCTGCAGGAAGAACGAGATGTAAAACTTGACTTTCTGAACGGATATTATCAAGCAGCTCTCCAGTTGGCTAAACAAAATGGAGAGGATACTAATAATGTAGAAACAGCTTATCAAACTGCACGGCAGAATATTCTCAAAGAGTATGCGGATAAAGAGCTTGCAAAGGTAAAAGAACTTGAGGAGCGTAAAGCGCAGGCTCGGCAGGAATATGGGCTTGATACTTTCGAGGACCAGTATGCCGCACGTCGCAAAAAGATAGAGAGTGATACTCTGCTTAATGAACAGGAGCGTCAACAGGCTCTTACTCTTCTTAATCAGCAGGCAGAAGAACACCGCCTTCAGATACGTCAGCAGTATGGTCTTGCTTCACAACAGGAACTCTATAATGCAGAGTTGGATCAGTTAAAGATGCACCTTCAGAATAAAGAGATATCTGAAGAAGAATATGAAGAGGCAGTGAAGAATATGAAGATTGCCAAAATGAAGGAGGCATTCGATTTTTACTCTAACCTCTCCAGTGGAGCTGTTCAGGCACTACAGCAAGCAGAGGAAGCGAACGTTGATGCGAAGTATGATGCGGAGATTGAAGCTGCGAAAAAGGCTGGCAAAGATACCACGGAACTTGAAAAGAAAAAAGCGGATGAGAAACTGAAGATACAGAAGAAGTATGCTGATGTTAATTTCGCAATAAAAGCCTCTCAGATTATAGCTGACACTGCAACCTCTATCATGAAGGCTTATGCAGACCTTGGACCAATCGCAGGTTCTATCGCTGCTGCCTTGATGGGTGTGACTGGTGTTGCACAACTCTCAGCAGCTAATGCGGAGCGTCAGCGTGTTAAACGTATGTCGCTCAATGGTGCAGGTGGCTCCGCCTCTGCTTCAGGCGCACGTGTTGCTACTGGTCTTGAGTCTGGAGGTAGTATCGATGTCGAGCGTAGGCAAGATGGTAAAATGTTCCGTGCTGATTACGACCCTGACAGACGTGGATTTATCGACAAACCAACCGTCCTCGTCGGAGAAGGTGGGTATGGTCATAGCAAAGAGTGGGTAGCGTCGAATGCAGCCGTCGAGAATCCTACCGTTGCTCCATTCATTGATATCATCGACCGTGCGCAGCGTGCAGGAACCATTCGCACACTCGATATGAATAAGTTTCTTGTTCAGCAGGCGCAAGGTCGTGCCTCTGGTGGATACGTCACGCCAACAGTTAATGACGTGCGTGGTGTGGTTAAAGACTCCTACAAGGATACACTCATCGAGCGATTAACTGATGTGCTTGATCGATTGTCTGTTGACGGCATCCCTGCATCAGTCTCTCTTAATGAGATTGAACAGAAGCAACAGCTGCAAGACAAGGCTCGCAGATTCGGAAGTAAATAGACTTAACACCTTACATAGTAATGAAGATAACTAACATAGAGAAGGGCGAAGACTACAACCTCAAGCCCGATACACAGATACAAGTAGAGAGAACCAATCCATTCTTCAATGATTACGGAGAACAGACGACACCACTCGAACTGCCTTCGTCAGAACGTAACCGCAGGATACTCGGTTTCCCTGATTCGTTCGGTCGACGTGTGAAGATGACCGCTACAGATGTCGCGATACAAGATGGTGAGTACTTCGCTCAATGTAGGCAGGTGGTGCTGTCTGCTCAATACAAGGGCGGAATATCAACCTCCTTCTACATTAACGATGGCTCCTTCTATTCAAGGATTCAGAAGGTAAAGCTGAAGGATATTTTCAAAGGCGAATTCATACCAGGAGTGAACACTGTAGAAGAAGGGATTAATTTTTGTCGTAATCTTCGCAATAACTCTAATGAGCATTACGGCATCTTTCCAGTGCTTTTCACGGATGATTCTGGACAAAAGGAAGGTCTTAATTATAAGGTGTTAAATGGGTTTGGTAAGGAAAAGGTGTTGAGATACGACAAGATCTACGACTTCCTTCCAGAGGTACCTTCAGCTACATCGTTTCACCCCGATATGAGCGGTGAAGGCTGTGACTTCTATAATGCAGTACAGCGCACAGAGTATGTCAATGACGTACCTATCACGCTCGCACCAGGATATTATATGTCGCCATTCATTCGTGCGAACTATCTTCTGAAGCGTGTATTCGCTTACTTTGGGTATGATCTGCAAGAGAACTTCTTTACTCGTACAGAACCATTCGATAAGATGGTAGTCGTAAACAACGTTATGGACGTCTTAGTGAATGGAAAGATAAAGGTCGCTGACCTTGTACCTGATATTACTTGTGCAGATTTTATCTCTGTCTTTCGTAAGAAGTTCTGCTGTGAGTTCACCTCTGATGAAGGTAAGCACATTGCAGATATCATCTTCTTGCGTGATGCGCTGAACGAAGCTCCGAACACCGACCTTACCCATTGCGTAACCCAAGAACCTACACTCTCTTATAAGTCAGAGAATGACTATAAACGTGTTACACTCTCAGCAGAGGAGAAGGTGGATTCTGAAATCTCAGATTCCTACGACGATATAGACAGCTTAGTCAAGGCGAACCCGAACGCTTACTTCGACCCTGTCGATGGGGCTATCTATAAGACAGGATGGTCTGGTGACTTCCAAGTGACGGTGAAGATTGGCGAAGCTTCGCAAGACTACAACACTGGCGAAACACTCGAAGCAAAAGAGATAAAGGTTCCTGAACTCATACCAGAGTTACGAATGCTTAGTTATAAGGCAACTATCAAGGAGGAAGACTTCACCTATGATATGGGTAAGTTCCTCTACGTAGGTTCATACATGTCGCTCAATTCGAAGATGGTTGTTGCAACAGAACCAAAGGAGACTACTTCGGAGTCTGCCAATAAACAAAAGACGATACTCGCCTTCAGTTATCTTTCAGACGGTCGTCCAGCAGGAACTATCTCTGCTTACGATGTGAATGCACCTTCACATCCTCGCATCTTCGATTACGCTTTGCATTACAATGGTCCACAAGGCATCTTCGAAAAGTTCTACCGTGAATACGACCTGCTGCTGCGCAATTCACTTCATGATATGAAGGTGAAGCTGCTGCTCTCTCAGTCGCAGAAACAGAACCTATCTTCTTATGCTAAAGTTGTTATTCGTGGCGTGCCTTTCTTTTTCAATAAACTCAAGTTCACACTTGGAGGAAAGAATGAGCCAGTAGAATCAGAACTCTACACGGTGTCGCTAATGCAGCCTACCATTACTGCTCCTACTATCAACGAGCAACTCAAGGCTATGGATGTGAAGTATAAGTGGGTGGGCAAAGAGAAACGAACATCTGTCAGCTGGGAAGAATACAAGGCTGCTGATCGAGAACGAAACAAGACCTTCGTGACGGTCTACCCTCCTCTACCTTCAGCTAAGTATGTTGGTGTGCAATATGGTAAGCAGCGTTCATATACTGAGCGAATAACACGAAAAGGTGGCTGGTTCAGACACGGAGAGTACGAATACACTCGGACAGAGGTGTGGTTGGAGTGCGTACCTCTTTAATTATGTCGGTTAAAACCTGTCCTTTATCATTTCCTATATATATGGTAATTTTGTGTTAAACAATTCGCACATGGATATTATTCTTAAACCTGATTCTCTCAGCCTAACGGGCTCAATGAATCACTTTATCATATCAAGCACGCAAGAGGTTACATTCATTCTGAAGTATGCAGACTCGAATGAAATCATTGTGCAGCACACTTATACACCTAACAAGGCTAAGCGCATAGAGATAGACTTGGAGAACATCGTCACTCCGCTGCTGTCAGTTCAACTCCAGGAGTCGACTACAATTTATCGTCAACCGAATATTGCTCGTGAGTTCCTTGTTAATCTCATCGAAGATAAGACAGCTGCACAAGAGTCGTGGCAATTCACGGTACTCCGTGCAGGTATCGACAACTTTGCTGACACCGCTTCAAGCTGGTTGAAGCGTAACTTCCTGACGTGGCAGCCCACCGTCAAGCCTGTTACATATTACACGCCAGAGTTCCTTAGCTACTACGCTGTTGAGGACTGTGTTGCAAAGTGTCGTGCGTATATAGAAGAGAACGGTAGCTATGTTCAGACAGACATCGAACTCGGCAACCTCTCTCACGGTAAGGTGTGGACGATGCCGATGCAATATGGAGTCATCGCTGGTAAGTTAGGCAAGATGCCAAGCTATTATGATGTATGGATAGAAGACGCTGCTGGTACTCGACTCACCTACATTCAGAGATACTATGCTTCAGATATTCGTAGCGAAGAAGAACAGTGGGTACTCTTTGAAAACTCACTCGGTGGTCTCGACACCTTCCGTGCGTATGGCGATGCAGAGAACACAGCGAAACATACGCACAATGTAGCTGAGATTGAGAACGACTCAGAAGAGTATCGTGTTGACACGATCAGAGAATACAAGAAGAACACAGGCTTCCTCTCTAAGGAAGAGCGTAAGTGGTTGCTCGACTTCTTCCCTTCCTTGGGTAAGTTCCTCTACACGGGTAACTATGTACGTCGCATTGTGGTGACAGAGAGCGACGTCAGTTGGCAGACAAAAGACCTCCCTTCATCTTATACATTTACCTATAAGTACGCAGATGCACGTCCCTACCTGAATATTACCAGGTCAGAGGACGCTGCGCCTGCAATGTTGGATATCAAGATACCAGATGTAGGGTCTTTTACCATCGCCCCACGCTTAGTTGAGCTTGAGCGACTACCGCTGAGCAGTGGGGCTTTATTCCCTGTTCAGAGTCCTTACTCTGATAAGTGGAACATCACAACAGCAGAAGCTATCCTTGAGTGGTTCTCTCGTGAGGTCACCGCTGCTTACAAGGGTGATGGTGCGTTTGGTCATCATCATGACAACATGTCAGTACTGCGTGCGCTCGACCGCATTGGTGGTTACCTCACCTTGGATGCGCAGAAGATACAAGCTGGACTTGCAGATGAAGCTAAGTCTGCTCGCTCGCTTGACCCTAAGAGTGTCGATTGGGAGAAAATCGTTCGAACCGATCAAGATACCATCGTTAACTCACTGACTACTTTCATGAAGGGTATCGTGTTTGGTAAGTCGGTGCGTGGTGAGTCTGGTATATCCATCTATCAGGATGAAGAAGGTAACTGGCATCTTGATGCAGAGTATCTGCACGTGCATCGTAAGCTCACCGCAGAAGAGGTTGAGATTATGAAGACCTCTCAAATCAAGGGTAAGGTAGTGAACTCTGCTGGTGGATTTGTCATCTCTAAGATTGAAAGAATAGTCAGAGCGTGGCGATGTTACTTCCGTCAAGAAGATGCTGATGGACGCAGAATCTATAACTCTATGCGAGTAGATGACCTTGCTCTGTGCGAGACATTCAACTTGATAGATGCTGGAGGACAGCTGTCTAATCACTACTGGCATAGGCGTGTCATTGCTGTTGGTACTGATTATGTCGATATCGCTGACAATACGAATGTAGATGACTACGCAAGTGGTAGCGATACTCCGCAAGTGGGTGACGAGGTTGTGCAATTAGGTCACCTCACTGATGAAGAAAGACAGAGTGCTATCATACAATCAGCAGCTGGCGAGGGTGCGCCTTACTTTAAAATTATAAAGGGTATCAATTCCTTTATCCTTCCTCATCCTATCTTCTTATTCGATAAGCAGAACTTCGAGATACGTGTCGAGAACCCGTCACGCCAAGGCGAATATATCCGCTTACAGGATTATCTGTCGTCAATGCAGAGTCGTATTGACTCGGTGAAAGAGCAAACAGACCACCAATTTTTGATTTGTTTTGGCAACGCCATTCCTACTTTAACGAATGAGCCTGCCAATGAATGGACGGATGACGAAACGAAAGAAATGCACTTGCACGACCTCTATTATAATAGAAGTTATGCTGAGACTGGTGGAGGTCGCTCATACTCATTCGAGAAAAATCAAGATGGGTCTTTCGCTTGGAAGGAAATAACGGATGCAGACGTATTGAAGTCGCTTGAAGCAGCGAAGCACGCACAAGATACGGCAGATGGAAAGCGTAGAGTTTTTGTGCAAGCCGTACCAGAACCTCCATACGATGCAGGCGACCAGTGGACCAATGCAAAGTTTGGTGATGAGTACCACAACGACTTGCTCGTCTGCATTCAGTCAAAGAAAAAGGGTGAAGAGTTTAATATTGAAGATTGGCAGTCTGCGCAACACTATACTACTAAACAGTTCGAGGCTGAGTTTAATGTTGGTGGCAAATCAATCTCAGCTGTCGTGAGAGACTTGCGAACAGGACTTGAAAAAGTAGGTATGCACTTGGATGGCGAGAATAGCACCTTTGACATCGTGGCAGACCGTTTCAAGGTAATAACAACAACGGGAGAAGTTCCTTTCTTCACCGAAGGGGGAAAGCTGAATGCCAATTTTATTGATGCAAAGGCAATAGTCGCTAAAGGTATCAAGGCTCAGACTATCGATGCTGAAGGAGCTACATTTACGAATGTAACCGTTACGGGTTCTATCAATGCGACAGAAGGAAGAATTGCTGGTTTTCGCATTGCAGGAGACGGGCTTATAAATGAAAATGAAAAGGGTAAATTCACAAATGATGCCTATGTAATTTTTAGAAATGATCCGCACTCAACCTTCGCTGGAATCGGAGGTAATGTGCTTCCTGCAAGCAGTGGAGCAAGAGCTGTAGCACGTTTTGAAAACAACGACAAAACAGACCAATGGGGGCTTGGTAGCAATTATGCGATGATTTTATCTGCTAACAATGCAGAATATAACTTCGCTATGGTCGGACAAGGACACTGCTCAGTTCGAGGTAACATGGAAGGTTACCTCGCTCAGAAGATAACCCTTACGGAAGGAAGTGTAACGGAAATCGATTACAACAAAGGCGCAAAGGTTCTATTTGAGAACTCTTTTGGAAGGTCAGGATTATACCTGCCACGCCTCTCTACATTAAGAAATTCTATCGATGCTGGTGCGAATGATTCTTTTGCAGTCTTTATCCACATAATTCAGGTTGGCGGTACTACAAGTGGAGATGTTCTTTACGGTCGAAATAAAGATGTCTTCCGTGTTGTAAAGGCAGAAGAAACAGCTGGCGGTAGGCAAATTACAAATCAAGATGGAACAAAGTCTACCTTGACTTTACAAGCAGATGGCAGAATAAAGAATACGACTATAAGTTCAGCTGGAACTGCTGTTACGACTATACATAACAGTGGTACTGAGTTTAGAGACTATTGGATGAATTCTTATTCTTTCCCACAGATGTACAACAATGATATGAATAATGTTAAAGTAATAGCTATGGGTCAGGGGGATGCGGTCACTCTTCTTCTTTCTTATGACGGAAATAGTTATAATGCCTATGTATGGAGCACAAACAATAGATTTATATAATTGGTTTATTTTGATTTTTTACTTTAAAATAATAGAAGATGAAAAAAGTATTAGATTGTATTTACAGGTTTTTTGAGAAACTCGCAGGCATTGGTAGCGACAAGTATCTGCATTTACTTGTAGGTCTTATCTTAGCATTTATGCTTGGTAAGTTGTTTGCACACGTTGAAGCGTGGGCATATCCAGCTATTGTTGGCGTGTTGCTGCTAATGGTAGCAAAAGAGTGTGTTGATTATTACATCCGCCAGGAGCAGTTCGACTTTAAGGATATAGCTGCTGGGTTGGTGGGTTCAGTTGTCGGAGTCTTAATGTGTCTGCTATGAACTATTTAGAACAATTCAAGTACGTAATGTGTAGTGTCATCAGCGGAATGCTGAGCTTATTCTTTCCCATACGGGACTTTATGTATGCTATGTTGATTGTGTTCGGTGTCAACTATATCTTCGGATTAGTTGCAGGACTGAAACATGGCGAGGAGTGGAATTTGAAAAAGTCAATGGTGTTCTTCTATCATTGTTGTTTATTCTTCGTAATGTCAGCTTCTATCTTCATTACAGGCTATTTCCTCCACGCTGGAGAAGAGACACTCGGAGTTGTAAAGGCATTGTGCGGTGTGGCTATCTGGTTTTACTCGACAAACATTGTCCGAAATTGGAGGATGATGCTCATTGAGGATACTACCATGTGGAAAGTAGCCGGCTTTGTATATTACGTTCTGACACTGAAAGCGATAGACAAAGTGCCGTTCCTTAGTGAGTATCTTAAGAGTTCGCACGTTAATGTAGATGATGATAAACCAAAGTTTGATTAGTTATGGCAAATTTCTCAATAGCGGAGCTGGTACAATCCTGCACTGCTGAACAACTCAAGATAAACAATAACCCTCCTTCTATTGTGAAGGTTCACCTTACAGAAACGATTACTCTTTTAGAGAGTATTCGTGTAGAATGGGGTAAGTATTGCGAGGCTCACAAACTCGAGAACCCTGCTATCCGTGTAACAAGTGGCTACCGCTCACCAGAATTGAATAAGGCTGTAGGCGGTGTGAAGACCTCCGCACACGTCGAGGGCTATGCAGCAGACTTGCAACCTGTCAATGGTAAGCAGACTGAGTTTGAACGCTTCATGGCTAATGAGTTCTCTAAGAAAGGATACTCTTATGACCAAATTATCGTGGAAAGAAGTAAGACTTCTCGATGGGTACATGTTGCCTACAAGAATAGCGACGGACGACAGAGAAGGCAGTGTTTCAAACTTAAAGTGTAACAAAGTGAGGGAGCTTTCCTCCCTCACCTAAATCTAAAGAGGTATGAATAGAGTTATAAATACATCGTGTAAACTGTTAATTTTCGCCATTATAACGATGTGCGTTGGCTGTCGGACTAAGAAGTCGGTCGCTATTGAAAGCGTCAAGCAAACGTATAATAGTGAGCAGGTGACAACAGAGCGAAACGAAAAGCATGTGTCGCTTATCGACACAACTAACATAGATGAACTAACAAGTGTCATACGTGAGTTTGTTTTTGAAGTTCCTTGCCTGGAGGATAGTTTTGCTACCGACACAAATGTCGGGAGCAAAGTGCCAATGGTTGAATATAAAGCCGACGGCAGTATTATAATTAATCGTGGTTTGAAATCGATTAAAGAGCGAATTGAAAGCCGCAGAAACGAAAAAAGAGGGCTGTCAGAGAAAAAGGATAGTGCTGCTAACAAGCAGACTAATACGAAAGTCAACTTCTCTGAAAACAAACGACATAAAGATAAGCACGTTGAGCAGGTACAGATTGCCGAGCCATTCAGATGGTGGCAAATTATAATGGGCCTGCTGGTGTTGTCTATTGTTGTCTTTGGACTAAAATTTAAGCCAAGTATAAAAGGCTTCCTTCTCAAGATTTTCAACAGAATAAGTTAAACGTGTTGAATGAAGCACATCAAGGTCTATATAACAGAGAGCCGTACGAAAGATAACCGCTTTGCACAAGCTTCTATTCGTGGCATCGAAGATAATACGGGTGAGAGTTATTCTTCCTCTCACCCTAAACTACTTCAAGATATCATCTGTCACGCTCTATCTCTTGCACATGGAGTTGATATAGAAGGCAACAACGGTTTTACTTATACATTCCCATTCAAGCTATCATAATATGTCAATAGAAAAACTCTACTTAGAACATAAACAGACAGGCGGACGACTGACCGCTGATGAGTTTAACAAGTTACCCGAGAAGGTCAATGAACTCGTTGATGCGCAGAACACGGAGGAGGAGCGTGTGAAGAAGGTCGTGTCAAAGAACCGCCCCTCGCTCGGACAGCTCTCCAACGTAAATACTGAGGTTGACGAACTCACCTCTGATACGTGTGTACTCGTATGGAATGGTGATCAGTGGGTGGCAATGAAGTTATCTGAACTCCCTATTGGGCAAGGGGGCGGACAACAGCAATCTATTCTATATTTCTTACGTGCTGTCAATCAGTCGCCATCGACAACATTATCGGCTTCTAAATCAGCCGGCGAATGTAGTATTAAGTTTATGTTCGTCTCTCGCACTAAGGACGTCGGACAGAGCGATTTTGTCGACACAGGCGAGTGGGGAACGTATGAGATATTCGCTAAGGCTGGCGATGGTACTTTCGTAAGTAAGGCACGTGGTCGCTGTCAGTCTAATACCATTACCACGGTTGATGTCTTCAAGTTCCTCGAGAGCGGACAGAACAATATCATGGTGAAGATTACAGGTGAGGTGACTGGTCAGACCTCCCCTGCGTTAGTGTATTCGATTACACTGTCAGCCCTCTTCCTTTCTATTTCAGAGTTCAATTGGTGGAAAGCATACCAAGGAGATATCGTTTTACCTTGCTATATTAGTGGTAATATCTCTAAGACACTTCATGTCAAGATTACAGGTGAAGGCTACGAGCAGACGTATGAGCGTCAGTTCGGTACTGCCACATACACGTCTTCACCTGTCGCTTACACCGTACCTTTTACGAATAAGACAGGTCTTTTCCACCTGTCTGCTTGGCTATCGAATGAAGACAATACCGTACAGACAACTCCAGTAGGCTATGACTTTATGGCAGTGGCTAATAACGAAGCTGTGAAGATGGTGGTGGTAAACAATAAGGCGGAGAAGCTGCTTAACTGGTACGAGAACAAGGTGTTGGAGTACGCTGTTTATGACGGCAAGGCAGTCACAACACCGCTCTCAATCTTGATGAAGAAAGATAATGAGGTGCTGCAAGAGAATGTGTCTGAAAACACGCTGACGCAAACCAAGATGCAATACACCTTATCGCTTGAGGTTGAGACAATCGACAACTCTGATTTTACAGCGTTAATCGGATTCAGAACTCACCCAACAGACGAGGTGCGTTTGCGTGATGCAATTCCATTCCCTGTGGATAACTCACAAGGTTACTCTGCAACAGCAGGAGCGGTGTTCTATCTCAATGCGAAGAACAGAAACAACACCGACACCGATCGCAATGTCCTCCGCAATCTTATCAATACCGAGCATATCGGTGCGGAGTGGCAGAACGTAGCCTTCTCACGTGACGGCTGGGTGACGGATGATGAAGGTGCACGCACATTGCGCTTGCTCGCAGGTTCTCGCCTTACTATCGATTACAAGCCTTTTGAGAAGGAGGCAGCACAAAGTGGTAAGACCATTGAGATAGACTATCAGATTAACAACACCTCTGATTACGATGCAGAGTGTATCTCTATTGCTATGCCTTATCAGAAGGGTTATATCGGTCTTAAAGTGAAACCTTCTTCTATTATGTTTGCAACTCGTAGCGAGCGTAACGCTGACGTGCAGGCGATGAGTACTGATGATGGTGTGCGCATTCGCCTGGCACTCGTAATTTCTCCTAAAAAGTACACTTACGTCTTGAATGGCAACACGTACTACTTGAACCTCGTCTACCTCTACATTGACGGTGTAGAAGCTCGTAAGTTCGCTTACCTCTTGACAGACTCTATGCAGATAGGCTCAGGTGGTGACATAGTTATTGGCTCAGAGAAAGCGGATGTTGACCTCTATTCCATTCGTATATACGACAGTGCAATGGACGCTGCAAACGTGCATCAAGATTATATCAATGCACTTTCTACAGTTGGAGAGAAGAGTGCTGAGAAATTAGATAATGACATCTACGATACGCTCGGTACTACGGTAGATTTTGACAAGGTGCGTGGCAAGGTGAATGTCTTTACATTTGACAAGCCATTGCCGGCTTATGAATATGGTAAGTCTTATCGTCCAAAGGGTACACTTGAGATTTATCCGAAAGACAGTAATACGAATCTTAACCGCTTGACAATTACCAATCTTCAACTGCAAGGTCAGGGTACATCCTCTATGCTCTATTACCTATGGAACTGGAAAGCGAAGGTAGCTAAGGACACGACCATCGTATATGAGGACGGACTGACAGAACAGAAGAAGTTTGAACTGTTCAAGAATCTTCCGAAGATTTCCAAGCTGACAGGAAAGAAGAATATCGCGTCTTCTATGCAGTTTCACAAGATGGGTTCTGTGAACTCCTTTACCGACCTATGGAAAGCGGTTGGATTAACAAATGAAGGCGTCGAGCAGAATAGCAAAGCACGAGTATCAATCTATCAAGAGACTTTCGTTGGTTTCGAGAAACAGACGGCAGAAGACGGTACTGTAACGTATAAGTTTGTCGGTCTGTTCACTGTCGGACCAGACAAGGGCGATGCTGCCACATTTGGTTATGACAAGGATTTGTTCCCCGACCTCCTGTCAATAGAAGGCTCTGACAACTCGCCACGCCTTACCTTGTATCAAGTGCCTTGGAACAAGCGAAGAATACGCTACAACACGGAGGAGGAAGCATTTCAGTACCAAGTATCAGAAACCTCTTGGGAAAATTGCTGGGATTTGGACTATGCTGACCTCCCTGCGGATGATAAGGCAACAGCAGACAATGAAACCCGTCAGCGTGCAGAGCAACTTGTAGAGTCGTATATCACTGCTTATAATGTAGTGTATCAGTGCAATACATTCATTGAGCCTTTCAATGGAACGCTTGAAGAACTGAACGCTGACCCTCATTCAACGCATATCGAGTATTGGATAGCAAAGCAGGGCGACCCTAACCAATACAATCTCTACTATTACGATAGCTTGTATAAGAAATTCTGTCCGTCAACACTCGATAGCGGTGTATCGGTAGTTAATCTTCGTCAGCAGTTAGTTGGTGACAAGTACGGTTTAACCGAAGCAACGTTCAGCACTGTTAGTGATGCATCCCAACTCAATGAGTTATTCAAGTCAGCACGCATTCAAAAGTTCCGTGCTGAGCAGCCACAGGACTGGGATATTTTGGACCTACTTTTTCATCAGTTATACGTAGAGTTGAATGCAGCAACTGACAATTGTGCCAAGAATACATACCCGTATAACTTTAATACTAAATAAGAATGGCAAAGAGCAAATGGAAGTTCAGACAAGATGACCTTGATACTATCCTCATGGTCATCAACCAAGGTTTAATGAAGAAGCCTTACTGGGTAGAGTTTCATGACACCTATGCTGACGGTACACCAGTGTGGAATGGAGAGAAATCTGTGTTGTGGAACCTGATGGAGCAAGCATACCCAGAGGAGCGTGCGCAGATGATGCGTCGTATGCTTGCGAAAATGGAAGAACTGGGCGGATTGCAGAAGGGTACGCACCAGCAGAAGCTATTTGCGTTCTTCGAGAAGTATTACTTCTCAGTAATTGATAACTTCTCATCCATGCTATACAATGAGGATGGCAAGTTCTACGAGAAGATGAAACTTGCAATGCTGCAAGGTAAGTACACTAACGACACCGATCCACTGGGTCAGTCTCTTGGTGATGGAAAGTCGCCTGAAGTAGCGTGGGTAAAGAAACGCATCCAGTACTTGATGAGCAAGTACAGCTTCGGTGATTATGATGCAAAGACGGCTGAAGGTGCAATTACCGTGCGTACCTCTGCACAGGCTGATGCTACAACTAACTCAATCGTTTTGCGCCTGACACCAGCAATGAAGTTATATCCAACCATTGCGTATGGTACCACGATTATGCGTGGTGCTCGTACAGATGCTGGTAAGCCTTGCGAAATCGTTGTAGACATTAACGGTACGTCTGACCAGCAGCTATCTGTCAAGTCAGCTGACTACCTGCTCGACATTGGCGATTGGAGTTCATACGTCATAAATGGTTCGCTGTCAATCATTGGTAAACGATTGAAGCGTCTTAAGTTAGGTGATGAGAACGAGCAGAAAGTAAAGATACTTATATCTTCGCTTACTCTTGGTAATACAACCTCCTTAGAGGAGATTGATGTTCAGAATATATCTACCCTTGGCGGTGCACTTGATATGCGCAGTAACTTCCGTCTGCGCAAGTTCCTCGCTGGTGGCTCATCGCTAACCGAAGCACACTTTGCTGATGGTGGTGCGCTCGAAGAAGTCGACTATCCTGCTTCCACGTCATACGTGGAATTAAAGAACCTCGACAAGCTGACAAATGAGAAGTGCAACACAGAGGCTTGTTCGCCTAACGTAATGAGTTACTTCGTGAGTGGATGTGATAATCTCCAGCCAGTGAAGAAACTCATCGATATTATGGATGCGCAGGTAGGACAAGTTCCTCACTCCCTGCGCTACGTGCGCTGTGTGGGCTTCAATGAGACATTCACCGACGGACGTACCTTTGATAAACTTTCTCAGCTTGTAGATGGTACATATCAGGGTATCGATGCCGAAGGTCAGTATGGTAACGACCCTTACCCAGTGCTTGACGGTACAATCAACCTCACCACAGGTGCATATCGTGACACCTACGATGCGCTGATGACGCACTATCCCAAACTCAAGCTGAACATCGCTAAATGGTGGATTCGCTTTGAGGACCCAGAGGTAAAGCGTATCTGCATAGAGAACTGGGATAAAGACGGTGATGGTGAGTTAAGTATGGAGGAAGCCGCTGCCGTTAGTTCCATCGGGACTAAGTTTTATAATAACAAAAAAATAGTAAACCTGAAAGCCCTGCAATTCTTTAAAATAAAAGAGCTACCTTCTGACGTCTTTAGTGAAATGCCCAATTTAAAAGAAGTATGGCTTCCAGCTACAGTTCAGTCTCATTGGTATCGTACGTTCCTTTATAGTAAAAATGTAAAGATTGTGGTAATATGTAGCGAGACGCCATTTACAAATAGAGGATTTTTCAACATAAATACGCTCAATCAAATACCTTCTGATTTAAAAATTTATGTTCCCGACTCTGCTTTGGCGAGGTATAGAGAGGCGTGGAAGGATTTCCCTTATCAGTCTCGCTTACATCCCCTTAGTGAGTATCACTCTTGATACTCACTAAGGGGGTAAATTCTATCTGCAATACGAGACCAGCCGTCAGAATGTCTATAAACGTCTATTACGTCGTCTGGAACATATATAAGTCCGTTACCACCGAGCGAACGGGCTCCAATATTAGGAGGGATTGGAGCTCTTAAAATGGTAATCTTCGCTTGCAAGGATGGTTGATACGCTCCAAAAGAAGATATTGTAGAAGGATAGTCTACAACATCTTTTATAAGATTATCAAAACCTTCTGGTATATTTGACAACAAACCTTCTTCAACAAGGACCGTCTTAAGAGATTTAAGAGGATTATAAGCCCAACCTCCAAAAGTATACCAATCTATATAATCAACACTCTTAGGAATAGTAATTGATTCTAAAGAGTCACATTCCTTTAAATTCTCATATCCAAGTCTTTTGATATTGGTAAAAGATAAGACCTGCAGATTTCTTATTCTTCTATTTTTAGCGAAGATAGTCCCGATGGAACTAACAGCTGCGGCTTCCTCCATAGAGAGCTCACCGTCACCGTCTTTGTCCCAATTTTCCACGCAAATGCGCTTCACCTCTGGGTCTTCGAAGCGTATCCCATCAGCTTCGAAACGTGTAGAAAAGGTGTAAGTGAGCTTTGCAGGCAGTATCATCAGGCGTAGTGTGCCATCTCCCTCATAGAAGGCTGTCTCGCAAGAGTCGGTTAATCGCGAGAGAGCATCCTTTGAATTCTCCACCGATATACGGTCGATAACCAGATAGATGTCGGTTTTTTCTTT